CGAAGCATCTGGCAAGGCGCGTGAAGGGGATCAAGGTTTCTATACCAACAGCTTTGAGAGCCTGATGTGGAAGGTTCTGGGGCTGCGCGTACAGGCTGGCGCGTTCGGTCGAATCACCCTCGAAAAACTCAAGGAGCAAATCACGCTCAAGGTCACACTTCCCGATGTGGCGAGCAAAGACACGAAGGAAATGGCGGACAAGAACACGGCCCTCAACAAAGCCGGGGTCAAGAGTAAGCGTACTTGGTCGGGTGAATTGGGCCTCAATTACGATGAGGAACAAAAAGAGATCAAGGACGAAAACAAGGTTGATATCGAACACGCCAAAGCAATGGCCGCCGCCATGCCGCAACCAGAAACCAATCCTAACGCACCGCAACAACAGCCTAACAAAGAACTCGCCAATCAGGTCCGTGAAGAGTATGAGCGGCAAGAGCGGGCCTATGTGGAAGTGCTGGAGCATTGCGGAGCGAATAAGAAAGGCGGCGGTGGATTCGTTCAAGGGAATACCTGCGGCGGTGAAGGTGGCGGAGCATCCACCGCTGCTGATCGTGATTTAAGCGACCATGAATCCGATATCGGAGGATGGGATGCCGGCGAGGTATCGGATTTCTTGCCTAGTGACTTTGATGGCATGGATGGTGATGAAAAATCCGAAGCTATTTGGCGAGCCGTTGATGAAGTCAGAAATAAGACAATTGACGATTGGTGCGCCGCAAACGGCTACACCGAAAGCGAACTCTACGATGCGCAGCCGAGTGATGCCAATATTATTGGAACGCCTGACGAAGTTGATGAATGGCTTTCGGCCGCATCCGATGAGCTCGATAGCTTCCGCGACATGGCTAAGGCTAGGGATATCGACAAAGCGGCTATTGACAGCGGCGTAAAGTCTCTCGAATCACTCGGGGCGTCGATGGGGTTTGAGGTCGAGAATGTTTATAAATCCCGGTCGTCACTTTCGACCTATGTCACGCTAAAGGCAGGTGATGAATTGATTGAAGTGCGTTTTTCAGATCACGATCAGGTTCCTGGTGGTGGTATGAATATCGGAACTGGTGATCGTCACGGTGAATCCGATCTCTCCCTTGTTACCAACAAGGGCAGTGAGTTCAAGGAAAAAGAACTGCGGTCTGCCCTGCAATCCGTTCTCGACGAAATGGACAGCCTGACCGAATCACTCAAGAACCACAATCAGCAACGTCTCAAGAGATTCAGCCACAAGATCGCGCGCCGCTTAAATGTGAGCGTTTAATGGAACTCCCCCAACGTCTTGAATTAGAAACGAAATTCGGCAACCGCATGTATCGACTACACGCGCGGCACAGGGACGAGCTGCGCACCTTATTGGACGGCGACCCAAACGCGCCGATTCCCTACACGTTCTGGGACAGGGTAAGGCGCGAGAACGAAACGGAACTGGTGGCCATCCTGCTTTTGCTCTTTGGCATCTCAGCCAATTACCACGTCACCGCGGGCGGCTATCGCTACGCACCACTCAAGGACGTTATCGAACTGCGAGGCCGCTTCTGGGCGGCAAGTCGCGGTCAATTAGTAGGCAACGCAATGGCCAATACGGCGCAGAAACGGCTAACGAACGTGGTGCAAAAGCTGCAAGCGGCTCGTCCGCAACCAGAATTGATAACGCAGGTCCGCCAAGCCGTGCTAGTTCCTGCAGAAGTCCCCACAATCGCCCCGCCGGAGCCCGAGACCTTCCCGGAACTGGACTTCGACGAGGAGCTGGACAAAGCCATCGACGACATTTTCAGCCGTGCACACGCGGATTTCGTGGCCATGAGCGAGACCACGGCCGCACAGTCGGCGGGCGGTGAGGAAGGGGTACGGCTCACGGTGGGGACATCGATACTCGACCGTTGGCGAACCAACCCCGGCAGGCTCCCCGGTGCGCTCAAGTTGTCGAAAACTGGCCCGTGTCCGATCTGCAAGCCGATGGATTCGGTACGGCGATTGGGCTGGATCGATCCCCGTGGCCCCGGCCCTTGGATCCATCCGGGTTGCGTCTGCGATATTTTGTATCACAACATCGAAGCGCAACGGAGGGTAGCGTGATTGCTGGCATGGATGACAAGCCGAACATTGTTGCGCGAGTGACGCAGTGGATTGTCCGCGCCTATCCGGTTTGCCCGGTGTGCCAAAAGCAAATGCGGCGCAGCAAGAGCGTGGGGTTGACCTGCTATTACGTGTGTGATGTTTGTAAGAATACGGCTAAGAGTCGGGACCGGTTGGAGTAGGGTCCGGGGGAAGAGGCAGATAGTAGGCAGCATCAGATAATTTCAACTGCGCACCGTACCTTCTCAGCCAGCCGTCGCTGTGATAGGTCATTTGCATCCAGTGGCCAGGGCCGTCGCCACGAACATCTTCGGGCTCTGCAATCAGTGGGTCCATGCCGCTCTCAGTCCAGAGCCGACACATTCCGGGGAACCAAAATAAATACTCTTCTCGCGGCTCAAATGTGCCCTCACTCACTGGAATGGGAGTAGGCCACATTGGCGTGACTTTTAGTGATTCTCGCACCACACGCTCAGCCACATTGGCAATGACTTCAATCGACTTGTCGGGATTGTTGTCGAATGCTTCGGTGAATTCTTGGTCGATCATTGCGCGTTTTCCTCCTACCCCTCATTCTAAACAATCCCCACCCCGTTCGGTATAGCCGAAAGCTGTTCGGTTGGAATGCCCTGATTTCACCTATCGTTAGGGCATGAGCACTCGCCTCACCGAAACACGGTATCTCGAATTCGCCAGTGACGGACGCATTGACGAGGAGAATGGCATTCTCTTTGGCGTCAAGCTAATCGGCGAACATTCTAAGAATGGCAGGCGCTACAAGCCAGAGGCTATGAAAGCGGCTGTCGGTTTGTACGAAGGCCGCAAGATGTACGTGAACCACCCCGGCAAGAACGAAGGGGCGGAGCGCAAGTTCGAAGATTGGGGTGGGGTTTTCAAGAACGTCCGTCACATCGAAGGGCAAGGAAACTTTGGCGACCTCCACCTGCGCCGCAACAGCGGTTTCTTCGAAGGCATTCTCGAAGCCGCTAAGACATTCCCCAACGCCGTGGGGTTCTCTCACGTTGCCGATGGTGATTCCAAGATGGAAGGCGATACCGAGATCGTCGAATCCATCCGCGAAGTGTTCTCCGTGGACCTTGTTACCGACCCCGCTACCACCGCCGGATTCTTTGAGGGCGTGAAGACAATGAACAAGAAAACCATTAAGCAAATCATCGAGGCCGCCCCCGAGGATACCAAGCATCGCAAGCGGCTCGTGGAATCAATCGAAGCTGGCACGTTAGACGAGAGCATCGAAGTTGAGGTTCCGCCTGACGCTGACGCCAGAACAGAAATTGCCATGGCGATTCTCGAAGCCCCCGAGAGTGCTTTTGTGACTCCCGTGGAAACCAATCACGAGAGCGACGACAAGCTCGCTGCGGCGGAAAAGAAACTGCAAGAGCAAGGCGTCAAGCTGGCTCGCATTGAAGCCAAAACGTTGCTGCTCGAATCGAACATTGAGGCCACGGATGTACGGATCAAGGCCCTGGCTACGACGCCGGAAGCTGACCGTGCCGCACTCTTGGAATCGTGGCCCACGAACGAAGGCGGGGAACGACCTGCCCGCAGCCCAGGCATTACCGAATCCGAGGGCAGCACCGATTTCGACTTCAAGGAAGAGGGTAGTTTCGCCGCTCGATACCGCTAACAAATTGCCGCATCGCCGTGGCACCCGCTATACGAGGAATAAAAAATGGGTCGCAAACTTGCACAATACCCGGAAGACTTTTTCAGCCGCGATGACTCTGTTATTTTCGACGAGTTTGACTGGTTTGTGACCGCCCATCGCTGGACCTCTGCGGTTGCCGGAACCGGCACAGTCACTAAGGCAGACGGCGGAACAAATATCCGCTTGTTCTCGACTGCTGACAACGATGCCGCAGTTCTTGCAACGACCACGGAATGCTTCAAATTCACCGCTGGTAAGTCAATGTGCGCTGAAGCACAGGTGACTTTCACCGACCCAAATACCGACGACGCCTCTGTTGGCTTTGGTTGGGCTGACGCCTTGGCTGCGACAACCCTCGCCGATACCACGGGCGCCGTGGCCGCAACCGACGCCTGCCTGATCTTCAAGGTCAATGGCTCGAATGTCTGGGGTTTCCATACGGAAATCAACGGCGTGGCACAGACGAGCGTTTCAGACACTCCTGCCGGTGGTGGTCTCAATCAAACGCTTCGTATCGAAGTCCAGCCACGGGGACAGGGATCTTCCGTTCTTGAGGCAACTCCGCTGGTCAACGGCGTTCCGCTCAAGACTGCTGCGGGCGCTCCAATCGTCCACACAATCACACTCGGCACCGCGACCGATATGGACTTCGGCTGGATTCTCAAGGGCCATCACGCGGACGACTGCATTCTGTTGTCCGACTACGTTTTCGCGAGGCAAGTTCGCTAACAATTTTGGAGCATTGATATGTTGAGAGGAATTCAAATTGCCCGCGACTTGGCCGCTTTGCACCGAGACCGAAAGCCCAACTACCGCGAGAGCATGACACTCAGCCCCGGGCGTGTGATTCAATTTCACAACACCCAGCACCGCAATTGGTGGGAAGGTTTCTGCCGGGATCTGAAGGCGGGGGCGATTCGGCCCGATGAATTCCGATTCCGCGACCTCTTCGAAGCGTTGGTCAAAGATGGCCGCGAAATGGTTGAGTCGTGGAATCCGCAGTATGGACCGGACGCTGGCGCTCCGCTTCAGGAAGCCGCCGGGGCCGTCGCGTCATCCGACTTTCCGAATATCGGTGGCCAGATTCTTTTCACGGCCCTGATGCAAGACCTGCGACCGGAGGACATGAAGTTTCAAAGCCTCATTCCTACGCAGCAAACACCGTTTAGCGGCGAGAAGATTCCAGGGATTGGTGGACTTGGCGATATGGCGGAAGTCGTGCCCGAGAATACCGACTATCCAATCGTTGGGGTCAACGAAGATTACATCGAAACCCCGGCGACAACCAAGCGAGGCTTCATTGTTCCGATCACTAAGGAAGCGCTGTTCTTTGACAGGACGGGTTTGCTTCTCCAAAAAGCGCGTGCTGTTGGCGAATCACTGCGACTTAATAAAGAGAAGCGGGCGATTGACTGCCTGATCGACGAGAACACAACCGCACACCGCTACAAGTGGCGCGGCACGACTTATGCCACCTACCAGACGACCACGCCATGGGACAACGTGACGGCCTCCAATGCCCTAGTGGATTGGACCGACATCGACAACATCAACCAGACGTTCAATGGGCTGGTGGATCCCAACACGGGCGAGCCGGTGTCTGTCGAGTTTACGACGCTCATCGTCACGAAGGCGCTCGAAATGACGGCGAATCGGATTAAGAATGCAACCGAGATCACCATTCATTCCGATGGCTACCCGACATCAGGCCCCGTCACGGCGACCAAAACCGGCAATCCGGTTTCTCCTTACAACGTCGTATCAAGCGCCTTGCTGGCCGCACGACTGGCAACCGACACTGACGTATTCGCGGGCGATCCATCCAAGTACGCGAAGTACATGGAAAACTGGGGCATCACGGTGACGCAGGCTCCAGCCGGCAATTCGGACGACTTCAACCGCGACATTGTCATGAAGTTCAAGTGCTCAGAGCGTGGCCAGTATGCGGTCGTTGAGCCGCGAGCTATGGGCAAGAGCACTGTTGGAGCATAACCAGGAACCAAAATGAATACATACAAACTTACACGCGATGGCGTGACCAAGGAAATCGAAGCCACTGACGAGCGTTCTGCGTGGCGAGCCTTTGATGCCCCAGAGCAATCTGTCGAGGTTATCGACGGCGGCATGGGCGAACCGAAAAAGAAACGCTTCAAGGTGACTTGGGGTGATATTGTCAAGGAAGTGATTGCCGTTCACAACGACGATGCGTGGTCACAATTCGTTGGCGACTCGACCGACTCAATGGAATACAAGTACCCGAATCTGCACACGCGGATTATCGAGGAACTTGGACCTGCCGACGACTCGGAAGAGAGCGAAGAAATCGCCGACGATGAATCCGCTCCCGAGGAAGATGCAGTATCTCCGGTTGCAAACCTGAATGCTGACGAGGCAAAGGACACAATTAGCCGGATGCATAGCAGGAATAAGTTGCAGGAAATTGCCGCAACGGACAAGCGGGTCACGGTTAGTGAAGCAGCTCAAAAACGACTCACCGAAATTGGAGGTTAGTGAATGGCCACGGCAACACAAGAACCGAGCACCAAGCCCGCCCCAGCTCATATGTACGCCCCAGCGAACTGGGATGAGTACGTCGCAGACAAGGATCGTCGCGCGGCAGCTCGCCAGAAGAACCGTAAGACGATGCTCGAATGCCTCGATCCTGAAAAGGCTGCTCAATACGAGCTCAAAAAGGACAAGTTCGAATTTCGGGTGAAATGCACTTTCCGGCGGCCCAACGAAAAGGGCAAGCTGGAATCCAAGACGGAAGAACTTACGGTGACAGCCCAGAATGAAAATGATGCTTGGGCGATGTTCTGCGACAACATTGGCACGTGGCCCAGCCGCAAGAATGCCGACTGTGAAATTCAGCAAATCCGCAAGGCTTAAGAACGATGGTGAGCAATGCCTACCCGTGCGGAGAACATCAATACGCGACTCGATGCGATTGCGACAGAGCTTGCCGCGATGAGTCCAACGGAAGCCGGGGGGCTTCCTGACGCGCCCAATAATGTTGGTCACGTTGCCTACCGATTGAGCTTGATACAAGAAATGAAAATGCTCCGCGAGGAGCTGATCGGCTTGCAGCGGATTGGTGATGATGGTGCCTATGAAGTAACCAGCGAGATGTGGCCATGACATTCGATGCACGAACGGCCTACGCTGGTGAGTACCAATTTCTAGACCGGATCCTGGGCGCCATTCTGGTGGCCCGCGATGCCAACGGCCGTTCCCTCGACCTCGATCAAGACGTGAAGGTCCGCGAGCGGGATATCTCGTCGACCTCATTCGCCGCGGCGATCTTTAGCTTCGCGGGACGCACCACCGTTTGGGAGGTTTGGGATGCCCCCAATAGAGAACCCCAGGAAGGTGACGCGCTGCAATTCGCACCCAGCGGATCCATGGGAATGGTTCGTTGGCACGTCCACAAGGTGATCAAGACGCCGTGGGGTAATCTCGAATGCCTCTGTAGCACGATTGGAACGGGGGCACCTGATGACCTCTGATCCACTGAGTCTACGTGTCCGCAAGGGAATCCAAGCCTCGTTGGTGGCCATGGATTTACCTGGCTTTCCGCAGCCGAGCCCCTCCGATGGGCCGCTCGATACGGACGACGATTCACCGACGTTGGTGGCAGGGCAGATTGTTCGGCGCCGCAACCCTGATGCAAAGGGCTGCAAGTCTCCGGCGATCGTTCTTTCTCGCGGTCGCAGCACCCATGGCCGCAGCCCTGCTGGGCTACGGGTGAGAATCCTCAATACGATCGTGACGTACTACTGGCGGACCGACAACGACACGACACCGGAGGCCCTGGAGACCCACACGCAGGACTCTCAAGAGAAGGCGATCGAGCTTGTCTCCGCGGCGTTCCATCTTCCGAAGGTCATGCCCGCACTACTGATTGGCATGGCTCCCGAGGTCCAGGAGTGCCGTGTTGTCCCTGCGGAGACCTTCCTCACCGGCGCCTATCGATTCGATACCGACGTGCATCGCCTGGTGATTGCCACGGAAGTATGCCAGTTGGCGGGGGTGGCGTGATGCTGGCACCCCCTGAAGTTCCAATCACTCCCGCACAGCTCCAGAGCTTGCCGTCCGATGTTGTCGAGCTGCTCGAAGACGGAGACTTTTCTGGTGTGTTTCGCAAAGCGATGTACGACCTGGAAAAAGACCACCGCGAATTTTTTGCCGGCGAACATACGCCCGACGGAACACCGTGGTTGCCATTGGCCGAATCAACAATCAGGCGCAAGGGACATGACACGATCTTGAGGGACACCGGGCGACTCAATCGCAGCCTCACCAGTGGCGGCCTGACGTCGGACGGAGAATCGGTGCGCGAGATCGTCGATGAGGGGCCAAACAAGGGCTTCTCGTTTGGAACATCGGTGCCGTATGGAATTATCCACCAGGAGGGGGCTCCGGTGGGCAAGATCCCTAGGCGTGAATTCTTGGGATTTACCGAGGAGCGCATCGATCAAATTGAACAAGACCTACTCGACCGCGCGGAAGAGTTATTTCTAGGAGGTCAGTAAGATGGCTTGTGGAACACGAGGATGGGAATACCGACTGGCCGTCAAACCGGACGCCTATGCGTCGAGCGTATGGGACGGGACCGGGGAGGAAATCTATTTCCCGATCACCTGCGGGCTGATGGAAGTTCAGGAGCATGTGATTGTCCCCGGAACCCGGGGAAGCCGCGCGCTGTTTCCCGACCAGACCGTACGCGGCAATCGCCAAGCCGGTGGTTCGATGCGTCTCAAGTTTGGCCCCGTCGACCTCGACAAATGGCTGCCGAGAATTTTGGGTGCGGCTGAAGATTCCAACGAGTTCAAGGTTGCTAACACGGTTCCGTGGTTCAACTGCTTGGTCGATAAGGGGCAAGGCAAGTTCTTTGAGTATCGAGACTGTAAGGTCGCACGGGCCACGTTCAGCGGACAAAGTGGCGGTGTTGTCGACATGATGCTCGATATCGTGGCCAAGAAAGAGGAAGAGTACACCGACGCTTGGCCGACGATTTCCTTCAGCCCTGACCTGGGTACAAGGCCGCTGCGATTCGCCGAAGGCTCTCTCACCATCGATAGCATCAACATCCTATTCGAAAGCTTCTCGCTTGTGATCGACAATCTCATCTCGCCTCGGTTCTATGCCGGGGATGATGCCGCGACGTGCGTTGACGAAGATCGTCGCATTGTCACACTCTCGGTTCCGGCCGCTCACACGAGCGTTGCCAAGGAACTCTACAAGCGTGGCTTCGAGGGACTTGCTGGCGCAATGGCCTGGTCTGCCGACAACATGAGTACAAGCGTGGCACTCCCCATGCTCCACTGGGCCAAGCGTTCGAACACGATGGAAGGCGACGGCGATACGCCCGTCATCCTGGAGATGCTCGCCTATCGCACGGAAGCCGGTGATAGCGGTGCCGACGATGAGATTACTATCACTAACGATCCGATTTTTGCGAGCTAGTACATGCCCACGACCGCATTAACGCCCGTCGATAGTCCGAACCGTTACGCGGGCAACAGCGCCATCCTCACGATGGCCGCTGGTGACGTTGCGAACGGCAACCACTTTGCCGCTGGTGACGATAGCGGCGTGTTCGTTCACAACACGAACGCCGGTGCGCAGACGTTGACAATTATTAGCCAACCAGATCCTATCAGCGGACGGCTAGCGACGATTACCGCACTGAGTTTAGCTGCGGACCAATACCGATTCTTTCGCCTCGCTAAATCCGGCTGGGCGGATGTTGATAGCGAGATTTTGATTTCTGCCTCTCATGCCGATGTGAAGATCGGCATTATTAACTTAGCGACCGAGGTACTGACATGATTGATACGAAGGCGATGGAGGCGATTGACGACGGCTATACGCTGGATGGTTTTATCCAAGGGCAGGAGGGAGTGTTTGGTGATCTCAACTTTCGCTACCGTCCCGTCACGCCGATTGCCGAGCGGAGGCTCGCGGTCAAGGTGAGTGAGGTCGTCAACAACTCGAAGATTGCCGACGATGAAAAAGAGGTCCAGATCGAGCTACTGAAGGTCGACATGGTTCTCGATCACATTCTGTCGTGGGACCTGAAGGATCGCGAAGGGGCTTCGGTCGACAAGGGCCTTGGCGCGGTGATGGTCCACTTTCCAGGAATCCGTTATTCCCGGCTCCTACAGATTGTCCGCGATGGGTTCGCCAGCGACCGTAAGCCAAACCAAGACACTCCACAAACACAAGAGGAACTTGAAAAAAACTCGCAGACGGCTTGAGGCTGATTTTGCATCACCCCCAAGTCGCCTATCGTGACTGCCAACATTGCTTGACCCACGATTACAACGAAGAGACCGGAGAAGTTGAGAAAAACCCTAGCACTGGGCTGCCGCTTGAACGAAAATCAGAGTTTGCGCCATGTCGTTTATTCGCCGCGGGGAAAAGGCAACACTTGGGGCCATGTCCGAAAGGGACGCCCGAGGATCCAAAGTCCCTGCTACCGCAAAACGAGGCGTGCTACCGGCATTACCAAGAATGCCAAGCGGTGGGAGAGTTCCCGGACGATCCGCTCGTGCGGAGACATGCAAGGTTGATTCGTGAGATCGAGCAAGGTTACGAACGCTATCGAGATGAGTTGAAACACACTCGCTTGTTAGCGGCAATTGTTGGCGTGAAATGAACGACGAACAAATTCGACAACTGAGAGCGGCGATTGCCAAGGCGCGTCAAGCGTACAGCCTTCACCCCGAAGCCTATGACCAGGAATTGGTGATGCTTCTCCGCAATTGGTTTTTGAGTTCCGCGACAACGATGGAAAACATGCTCGACGAGCAAGAGCGATTCAATGGCCGAACGGGATGTAGTCCTCCGTCTAAAACTGGAGATCGAGAATAACAAGCTCCCTCCCTTGGATACCAAGGAAGCGGAGGCCGCTCTTAATCGCTTCAAGGAAGTTGCCAAGCAGGCCAATCGGGAAATCGCGGCATCGGCCTCTTCTGGCGGTTACACCGGTCCTGGCTCTCTCGCTGGCTACGCCCCAGGACTTCGCCCCGGCGTCTACAACCCCTACGATCCCACGGGCAAGCCGTGGTTACGGTCTCTGGGCGCGGCAGCCTACTTGCCAAGCGTGGCCGCCTATCAGCCATCGGCCACGATGGGCTATCAACGCCCCAGTGGATTCATCAACAATCTCAGCCAGCAAGGTCGAACGGGGGGCGGCGCACTCGCGAGCGGCCTGCAATACCACGCGGCGCGGGGTGGTTATGCACCTGGCGGAAATCCCGGCTATGCAGGTTGGGCCGCCGGTCCGATCTCCGACCCCGGCTCCCACGGGACAAGCTCACTGCAGACGGCGCGTGGTTACGACGTGGCGATGCTGAGGGAGCAGTTCTCGGATAAGAATGTTCGCAATGCCCAGAATTATACGAAGTCACTCAACGACCTGCGACTTGCAATGCGTGGGCTACGCGAGAATGCCGCGGGCCTCGCCGGATCGATGGCGCTCCTGAACCTTTCGATGCAGAACCAGAATCCGACGCTGGGTGATCGGCTAATGCAGGGGACGGCGGCCCTTG